AAAAACATTAAAAATTAAATCAAAAAAAACGATATTAATTAAAAGCTGTAAATTATTCATAATATATAAAAAAAAAAAAAAAGAAAAAAAAAAGCTAAGATTTAATTTTTTTGAAATAATTTTTAGTTCTAAGCGATTTACGAACTGGTTTTTTAGGTAAAGGCTTTAACGGTACTTTATTAAATTGTTTTTTTTCTTTTAATAAATTTCTAATAAACAATTGGCGAGATCTTGTAGGCATACCGGGAATAGAATTTAGTAGTTTATTATTATCATTATTAAAACCAAGAGCATTGTATTTAATATTTAAAATATTAAATTTGTTAACAAGTTTGGGTCTTGAAGGTTGAATATAGCGAATATTATTAAAGAATCTATTTTCTACATCTTCTTTTTCGAATAAAGTTTTACCAAATAAACCGGAAATATAAGCGCAAATTTCATCCATAGTACCAAAAACATTATCTTTAGAGTTATTTTTATCAAAACAATATAAAATTTGAGATAAATCACCAACAGTTTTAAGGAAAAGAAATTCAAAAACCATATTATCATCACGATTATTCAAATAATTTTTGAAAAAATGAGAAATTGCACGAACAGAAGGTTTAAAATAAGATTTAGATTTATCATAATTAGTAAAACGGTTTAAATTTTGGTTAGTATTAAAATTACGCATACTAATTTCACTCCAATTTTTAGAAAAGATTCTTTTATTACTAGTCATTAAATTATTAATATTTTTAACATCAAAAGATTTGTCAAAAACAGATAATATTTGGCAATCGTAAAGGAAAGGAACACCATCAACATAAGAAATTAATTCTTTAAGAATACGTAATTTAATAGTATTGAAAGATTTTGAAGAAATCTTATTATTAATACTATTTTTAATGAATGAATCTATAACATCAGATAAAGAAGCGTTAAATTTAGTAGAAATAATATCATTATAAAACTTATTAATTAAAGTAATTCTGTCAGATTTTTGATAGAACTCGACTTTATTTTCAAAGAGTAATATTTTTTTAATTATATTATGAAAAGCTTTAAGAACTTTAATAACATTTTCTTTTTTTTTTAATTTAGAAAAAGGGTAATTGGAAAACCAAACCACCTGTTTAATATAATCTGTAATAGAATTAAATGATTTAGAAGAAGAAGTTTTAGATTTAATACGAATTCGATATTCTAAAATTACGTGTTTTTCATCATGAGATAATATAGTAAAATGATAAACATTATCAGAGATAGGAAGAACTCTAGAAGAATCGATGAGATTACTATTATAAATATCTTTTAAATCGCTAAAAAAGCCTTTAACAAAGCCATCATTAGCTTGGTCGTAAATATTCATAGGACTTTCAACAAATTTAACTGTATAGAAATCTGATTTTTTTAAAGATTCTTTATTACAAATATAATCAAACAAAGGAGCGAGACGGAATTTCTTTTGGTCTGCATCTATATAAAGATTAATAATTTTATTAGGATTATCAAAGAAATGGTTTAAAGATTGATAATTGGAAAAACAAGGTAAAGGATTATCCAATGTTAATTTAGAATGGTCTGAGTAAGACCAAGAGAAAGAAAAAGATTCTGAAATAACATGAGCATACAATTTATTTTTAAGAAGCAATTCTTTAATCAAAGGAATACTTTTTTTAAAGGAGTCAGAAAAAATAGAGAAATAAGTATCTAAAGCAGAAAGCAACAAAGAATTATTAGAATTAGGCTTTTTCAAAGTATTAAAAATATAATTTTTAGAATAATTTAAATTATTAACGAAAAAAGAGATATATTTTTTAACAATAATTGAACAAAGAAGATTAATATTTTTAAATTGATTTCTATCAGAATTTTCACAAAAGTCATGAATTTGGTCGTGCATTAATAAAAGTAAAAAAGCGGGGGTTTGTTTTTTATTCAAAGTGTGAGAAATGAAATTCATATTAGAATCTAAAGAAGATGAATCGTTATTAAACTTTCTCTTAACCATTATAATATTAAAATAAAAAAATAAATTAAAAAAAAATGAAATTATTATCAATTACTTTATTAATAGGTAAAGCAATATAAGATTTAAAAAACTTAGGTTTAGAACCATTCCAAATTGAATAATTAATTTTATTGTAAATATTATCATGTAAATTAGAAAAATCCTTATGTAAAATTATAATATTATCGAAAAAAATAGAGAAATAAGGGTAATGTAAAAACAAATTATTCAAAAGGAAATCTACATGAGAAGTAGAAGCTAAAAATTGGTCGAAAATAGAATCATGTAAAGACCCAGTAAAATGAATTAAAACTTTAGGTTTAAGGAGTGTATAAGATGAATATAAAGATATACCGCTAAAATTTCTAGGTATATTATTAATCCAACCAAAACAAATATAAACATAAGTAGTAAATATTTCGTTTAAAGAATTAGTATAATTATCCCAAAATTGATGTAAAGTTTCTGGATAATTGCTAACATAAATCCAAGGATTGAAATCTTCATGGACAATAGGTTCTAAATTGTGACCGAATTTATAAATTAATTTTATTTGGTCAATAGGTTCAAGAGAATTATCATTAATAGAAATAGATTCATGAAGTTTAGCTAAATAAGAGTTATTAGAAGCGACTTTAATTAAAGTTACAAGGACATCGTTATCAAACATATTAAAATGAAAAAATAAAATAAAAAAAGAACCACAACGCAAATCACTGCATCTTTTGAATGTACTTAAGAAATAAAAGCGAAAAGAAAATAAGAAAGATGGTATATAATCCACCAAAAAATACAAATTACGCACATATTAAATTGAATGAAGAAAAGCAAGAAAAAATAAATGATATCATGGGTAAAAATGGTGAATGGTTTAAGAAATTTACGGAGGAAAACGGGTTAAAATATGTATGGTATAGTAAGGAAAATAAATGGATAGAAATATGGGGGAATCATTTTTCAATTGAAAAAAGTAAAGAAGAGCTAATTGAAAGAATAAGAAAAATAAATTAAAACACTTAAAGAATAAGATATATATATAAATAAAACAATGGAGTATCATAACTCAACTCTCGAATTCAACAAAGCGTTCTATAATTCGCACATTAAAGTCATTAATAGTGTATGTAAAGAACTAGGATGTGAAGATAAGGTTGATGAACTTGTAGAAAAAATTCTAAGTAAAGAATTTATTAAAATCAAAATCAAAAAAGATGAAACAAAACCGAAAAGACCCAGAACATCATATATGTATTTTAGCGAAGAAAAACGTGGAGATATTCAAAAGAATAATCCGGAATTGAAAATGGGAGGTATTGCGAAAAAACTTGGAGAAATGTGGGGAAAAGTAGATGATAAAGAAAAGAAAAAATATGAAAAGCTTGCGGAAGAAGACAAAGATAGATATGAGAAAGAGCTTGAAGAATGGAAAGATAATAAATAACTTAAACAAAAAAGTAATTAAAAAAGTAAAGATGAAAATAAACGTATCATTTGAAGAAATGAAATCAGAAAAAGTGCAAAAAATACCAAAAATAACATATAAAGAATATAAGAAAGGAGGGAATATTGTAGTAGAATTTGGAAGAATCAAAATTGAAAATGAATATATAATGTGCGCCCTGATAAATTCGTTACAATCGAGTAATACATATCATATAATAAAACTGGCATATAAAAGTAAAAATAAAGAGTCAAAAAAATGGAACAATCTAAGTATATTAGATAATGAAAATGCGTATAATCTAGGGGAAGAATTCATAACAAAATTAAAAAACGAAGAATATATAAAAATCAAACAAAAAAAGAACAAATTATATTATGAAAAAGAAGAAGTAGAACTGGAAAAAATAATATTTAAGAGTACATAGATAACGGAGGATTATCAACAGGATTTTTAGATTTATGCTTAATAAAAAGATTTAAACCGTCATCTAAATCTTGTTTAGAAAGATATCTTTTCCAAGTTTTAGGTTGTCCAAACATTCTTTTACCATGCATTATTTTACAACAAGTAATTAAATTATAAACATCACCACCATTATTCAAGAACAAATGTTTATTAGTATTTATAACATCTTGTAAATAGACTAAATTAGAAGGTTTAAGTATTTTCCATTTATCTTTTTTCAATTGAAAATCAAAAATTGAAGTTAAATTAGAAGAAGTATAAGGTTCGATAACATATTTCCAAGGAAAACGTCTATCCAAACCGGGATTAGAACCAAAAAAATATTTATTTAACTCATGTTCATAACCGGCAATAATACATATAAAATCTTTAGTATTTTCTGTAAGAAATTTATTGATAGTATCTATACATTCTTTAGAATAAGAGTCTTTATCTGAAGAGTTTCCGAGACTATAAGCCTCGTCGATAAAAAGAACACCACCTAAGGAAGAATTAAGGATTTTTTTAGTTTTTGTAGCGGTTTGACCTAAATATTCAGCAACGAGGTCTTCGCGACCAACAGTACGAAAAGTTCCTTTTGATAAATTACCAAGAACTGTATATATTTCTCCGATTATTTTAGCAATAGTGGTTTTACCAACACCGGGAGGACCCATTAAACAAGTGTGCATCATTTCATCATTATTAAAATTTTGGATAATAAAAAGAATTTGATACATTATATCATTTTTAAGAGATTCTAAACCAATTAAACTATTTAATTTAAAAAGTTGTTTTTTAATTTGATAAAGCTTTTGGTAATCAGGGTTATCAGGTTTTTTTTTAAATTTATAAGCAAATTGTACTAAATCATCTAAAGAATTTATGGATTCAATAGAGGATAGATTTTTAGTCATAATTAAATAGTTTAATTAATCTTTAAGTATTTCAGATAAAGCATTATGCCAGATATCATAAAGAAATCTACCATGTTTAGGAACCATATAATCATCTTTAGCATCCCAAGGTTTAGGACAAATATAATGAATAACATAAATAGGATTTAATTTATTAGATTTATTAAAAAAATAGTATTTATTTTTAGTGTAAGGAACATGAGAGGAGAAAAGATTATAAGAATGGTCGAGATGTAAATGTTTTTGAGAAGGCCAATTAGTATAATATTTTTGCATAACATTTTGGTCTCCTTGACATTTATCACCTTGAGTTTCGGAAATATGTATTAAATTATTATAATCGTGTAACGAAGGTTCTAAAACAAGTAATCCGGAATTAAAGTTACGTTTATCACTAATAGCCCAACAACCTGCATAAACAGCGGACATATGAGGTTTATCGAAAAGATGGTCTATATTATGAAGAACATACATATCAGCATCTAGATAAACTAATTTAGAATATTGAACTAATTTAAAAAGTTCTAATTTAGTATACGTAGCTCTCCATTTATTAAAAGGGGGCATTTTAGGTGAATCTCTTCTTTTTACTTTAATAGTTTTAATATTAAAATATTTGAGAACATCCAAGGTAAAAGAAGATAGATTTTCCGTTATACAAACATGAAGTTGATAAATGCTATTAGACTTAATTAAAGATTTATATAAAACCAAAACACCAAATAAATAATTATCAGTTGCTAGAACTGTAATAAAAGCTTTCATTATAATTTAAAAATAAAATTTGAAATAAAAATAAACAATGGATAATAATTTTGATGCGGATGAAGTAAATCTATATTTTATATTAGCTATGTTTATAATAGGTACAGGGTTTATATGTATAAAAATACATAAAGAAAAAGAATATGATTATAAAATAATAAGATGGAAAAACAATGAAACAAGAGAAAACACATGTTGTATATGTTTAGAAGAATATAAAATGAATGAAAAAATATGCATATTAAATTGTTCTCATGAATTTCATAAAAAATGTTTAGAATCATGGTTATATCAATCTAATACATGTCCATTGTGTGTGGAAGAAATATAAATTTAAAATAAATGAAAACAAATAATGTAATCATTTTTTTTCAACTTAAAGAAAAAGAAAGAAAAAGAATAATAAGAAGAATGAGACGAATTGTATCACAACCTAACCTAACAACAAACACAAGTAAATCAAATTCTAGAATAAAAAGGAACAAAAGTGAATCAAATTTAGTTTTAAAACAAAAAAAAGAAATACCAGAATATGTAAAACAAACAAAAGAAAAGATAGAACCTGTTATAAAATATATAAATACAAATATATTAGCAAAAAGTATTCAAGATTTTGAGTTTGCATACCAAATAAAACATAGTACAAATATAAGTTCTTTTATAAATTCTTTTTTATTATTTAGTTTGTTTATATATACAATTGAATGTAATGATGAAAAGAAACATCGTGTATCATTTATTTTAGGATGTATGATTATATTTCAGTTAATGAATAGATAATTTTCAATATTTGATGAAAGTTTTTTACCAATTTTAGGAATATTAGTTAAAAAAAATATATTTCTATTATTCTTAATATATTCTAAATACAAAGATTCATATGAATTAAAAGTATTATATATATTGTTAGCTATATTGGAAGAGATACCAGGAATACAACAAAGTTGAGATTTCCAAATATTTTCTTTAGAATTTTGAAGACTTTTTTTAGAATTTTGTAAAACATAATAATTTTGAAAATCAGTGTTGCAACCACCTTGACTTTCTATTTTGGAATAAATTAATTTTATAATATAAGCTGTTTCACAAATATTTTGAGAACGTAAAACAAAGAAATTATCTTTTACAATTAAAGACATCATAGAACTTAAAAGAGAATCATAAGATATACCAAAATTATTAGATTTATAAAAATTTTCAATAATATAAATAACTTTAAAAGAGCTTTTTAAATTTGTGAATTGATTTTTAATTCTATTTTTTTGTTCGTATAATCTTTTATCAATTATAGAAGAATTCAAATCATCCATTGTTTTTCTTTCTATAATAAATTTCAAATCATTATTAAATAAAATATGAATATCACCTATATCAAGTTGTTTAATTTCCAAAGGGATTTTAGAGTCATGGATATTAATTTTTTTAAATTCGTTAATTAAATTACTTTCTCTTACATCAAACAATATCAACCCTTTATTCATAATTTGTAAGTTTTTTTATTTAAGAATTTTGAACAATTGAGAAAAGAATACGGTCGCTAAGTTGACATTCGTCGTAATGAATAAAATCGGAGCGAATATGATTTTCATACATTGAACGTTCATACAAGATATTTTTTTGAACAAAATATTGGACACATAATTCGTAATCACCGCTTAAAGCAGCATATTTTAAACCGTTTAATGTTCTCAAATTTTTATTTTGCAACATGTGTTTAGCAACAGTAAATTGAGATGGTTTTGGTTGATTAAAAACATAATAATTTCTAATTTTATCAAAAATATTTAAATTGGAAAATATCTTAAAAAACACGAGTGAATCCATTTTTGCTTCCTATATTAAATTATTGGTTTTCTTTAAGAAAAAAATATAAGTTAATAATAAATGTTGCAACAAACTCTAAGATTTCTCATATTACTAGTATCCATTGTGTTAGTTCATGCGAATATTGGAAAACTATTGAAGGAATTTGTACCAAAAGATATATTAGATGCTGTAATAATAGGAGGAATACCATTTGTATTAAATTATGTACCACTAATTAACAAGTTTATATTAACTGATGCCAAAGGAATGCCTGGATTATATACATTTTTAATATTAACACTTACAAGTTTATTATTAACTGTATTGGTAAAAGAAGCTAATAAAAAAGAAGATGAACTGTCTAAATTTTTGAAAGAAGAAGTAGAATATAAATACTTTAAAATGGAGGCATCATTTATATTTATAGTTCTTATATCTTTACTAGCGGAACAAGCAGGACAATATATATATAAAAAGAATGCAGAAGAAGAACAAATAAACATCATTATAAGAGCTCTTCAAAAATTTTTCAAAAACAGAAATACCGTTAGAAACTTAAAAAAATAATCATTTAATAAATTATGAATACAAAATTGTATGATATTTTAGAAATTAATAAAGATGCAAATGAAAATGAAATTAAAAAAGCATACAGAAAGCAAGCTATGAAACATCATCCAGATAAAGGTGGAGATCCATCAAAATTTAAAGAGATATCAGCAGCCTTTGAAATATTAGGAAATAAAGAAAAAAAAGAAAAATATGATAGATTCGGATTAACCGATGATAAACAACAACATATGAATATAGATCCTATGGATATATTCAATCAAATGTTTGGCCAGTATAGTTCACCATTTGAAAATGAACCATTCTCTATGTTTACAAATTGTTATAAAAAACATAAAAAACAAACACAACAATTAAATTTTAATATAAGTTTAAATGATATGTACAACGGAAAAGAAGTGAAAATGAAATTAGATAGAAATGGACCCTGTGATGAATGTGAAGGTAAAGGTTCTAAAGAACCACCAAAAGTTTGTGTTCAATGTAATGGAAGTGGTATATTAACAAAAATTATGCAATTAGGACCTGGATTAATACAAAAGATGCAAGGACAATGTAACAAATGCAACGGAGAAGGTAAAATTATTATAAATAAATGTATGAAATGTAAAGGAAATTGTGTAAAAAGAGAAAGTATATTTATAAGTGTATATGTTAATCCGGGAGCAAATCACGATGATAAAATTACATTAGAAAACAAGGGAGATTACGATGTGAATATAAATCAATATTCAGATTTACAAATTATATTAAAACAAAAAGAACATGGTTTAATAAAAAGAAAAGGAAATGATTTTGAAATACATTATAATGTTTCTTTATACGATTCGTTATTTGGAATACATATAGGATATAAACATCTAGATAATAAAGATTATGTATTTAAATTAAAAAACAATGAAGTATTACAATACAAAAATACATATATTGCTAAAAATATGGGAATGAAATATGGGAATAAACATGGTGATATGTATATAAAATTTGATATTATTTTTCCACAACTTGTAAAACAAGTAAATAAAGATAAGATTTTTACAATGACAGATATACAAAATATGTTTGGAAATAACAATCAAAAAACAAACATAGGCACCCATATTATATTAGAAAAATATCAAGAGAACATCCAAAGAAATGAAAGAAGTAATGAGAAAGTTTTACCAGAGTGTGTACAACAATAAAACAATTAAAACATACGGGTTTTTTTTTGCAATTGTTCTACAATCCTTTTGTCTCTTTTACTCATATAGGATTTAACTGGGGTATTTCTTTTCGCACCAACTTTTTTTTTAGTTGCGCCAACTTTTTTTTGAACAACTGGGCTTTTATTAGTTGCACCAACTTTTTTTTTAGTTGCGCCAACTTTTTTTTGAACAACTGGGCTTTTTTTAGTTGCGCCAACTTCTTTTTTACAATCAAAAATATCATCATTATTATTTATTTTTTTTATCAAAGACATATATTCTTTTTTAATTTTCGCATTAAACATAGAGATATCTTTAAGATATCTTTTTAAATCTCCGTATTTAATATTATTATCACAAAAGAATTTAATTAAATCATCGGAATATGGTGGTTTTTTTTGAAAAAACGATGATATATAAAATTTAGCTAATGCAGAATTCAAAGGAACTGGTATAGACGAACGCATTTATAATAAAGAAATAAATTTATTTAAAACATGTATTTTCTTAAAAGAAATTTCAGATTGATTTAAATTAATATGAGAACAGAAAAGACATTCTGAATCAAAAGAAATAAAATCATCAATGTCAAATATATTATCAGTTAAAATATATTTATAAAGATGTTTTGTGTCTGTATATTTATAATTAATAACAAGGGAATCACAGTATATACAAATTCTTTTAACAACAAGCATAATTAAAATATTAAAAAAATAAATAAATATGAACTATTCATAATCTCTGATTTGTACACCTACAGGAAATCGTGGAATACCATATTCTGTTAGATTTTGATATTTAACTGTAAGTAAAGACCCTTTAACTTTGTTAAAATTTTCAAACCAGTATTTTCTAAGTTCTCTTGAACCTTTAGGTCTTACTGAGAATTTAAGATTAGTTTTTGGATCTTTACAAATAAAGATTACTGTACCTTCATCATTACCAGTTGCTTCACTATAATTAACAATTTCATATTCTGCATCTATAAATTTTTTATATTTTTGAATATCTTTGGACCTGTAAATTGGTTTATATACACCTTTCTTATTTCTCAAAATAACACCTTCATATTTATCTTTAAGAAACTCTTCGTGATATAAATCGACATCACTTTTATCATTTGCGATTTTTGTATCTACAAGTACCAAGTCTTGTGATTTAAATTTCAATTTACAGAGGAATTTATTACGTTCTTCGAAATTAAGA